CCACCGGCACTGCCCAGCACGCTACGCTCACCGGTATCATGAGTGAGATCCTGGCCTGGCCGCTGGAGCAGAAGACTCTCATCGAGAATACTGCTTATCTGAGCTCTCTCAAGCAACGGCTCGCTGCACTGATTTAGTATTAACATCAACCGGTTCTAAGACGAGACAAGTTCATAGGTTGTCCGTCCTGTGGCCGTAGACCATGGGAAAAAGTCAAGACACCTGATGGCTTCAGATTCTGACTCCATCACTTAGTCGTAGCAGGTGACAACCGCACTGCAAATTGGATTTTCTTCCCTGCTGCCGGGAACTACAATGGTACGACGCTCAACAACCGTGGCACGAACGGGAACTACTGGTCTTCCGGGTTCAACTCGGCTTCCAATGCCTACAACCTGAACTTCAATGCTTCGGAAGTCAATCCGCAGAACAACAACAATCGCAGGAACGGCTTTACGGTCCGGGCGGTTCAGCACTTATCAAACTCTTAACGAACCAATATGCAAAGCACTGTAATGGACAGGAAGGGATATAGCCTCACACGTGAGCAGCTGCTGCTCGACCTCTACGTAGCTTTCGATGATGCCCGCCGCAATAAGGCAAAGATGTCTTATGTGAAACAATGGGAGAAGCATCTCAAGCAGAACATGGACGAGCTGTGCGATGATCTGTACTCACGTCGCTATACGGCCCGACCGTCCAAGTGCTTTCGTTATCGACTACCCCAAGAAGAGAGAAGTCTTCGCTGCGCTGTTTAGAGACCGCATCGTACATCATCTCTACTTCAACTACTGTCACACGCTCTTTGAAAGAACTTTCATCCAGGACTCCTACAGCTGCATCAAGGGTCGAGGCACTCACTACGGCATCCAGCGTCTGGCGATGCACATACGCCAGGAGAGTCACAACTGGACGCTGCCGTGCTACGCCATGAACCTGGACATCCGGGGCTACTTCATGCACATCCAGCGCAAGCGTCTGCTGGCCATCGCCACCGGCATCATCCGCAAGATGGCCGCACACCGCATCAGCTGCCACTCATCTGACACCTGGGCGGACCGGTTGGACATAGACTTCATCTGTTGGCTCACCGAGCAGATCGTGATGCTCGATCCCAAGACCAGCTGTGAGATCATAGGCTTCCGCGAGGACTGGAACGGCATGGACCCAGGCAAGTCACTCTTCTTCACGCCTGAAGGCTGTGGGCTTCCGATAGGTAACCTCACATCCCAGCTCTTCTCGAATGTCTATCTCAATGAGTTTGATCAGTTCATGAAGCGCACCCTCGGAGCCCGCCACTACGGTCGCTATGTCGATGACTCCTATGTCATCAGCTCAGACCGCGACTGGCTGCTCAGCATCGTGCCTCAGATCCGCCGGTTCCTCCTGGATCATCTGGGACTGGAGCTACACATGGGTAAACTTCATGTCCGGGAGGTCCGTGAAGGCGTGGAGTTCCTCGGAGCCTTCGTCAAGCCCTGGCGTACATACGTCAGCAACAAGACGCTCCAGCGCATCCGCAAGAACCTCCGCCAGCTGGATCTGCGTGATCATGAGCACGTCAGCAACTCCGTCAACAGTTACCTTGGCGTCCTCTCGCATCATGCTACGTACAACCTACGCTGCTCACTATTCCTGGATAATCAGTTCGATGCCATGCTGGAGTATGATCCGGACATCCTAAAGAGTAAACCTCTATCCCGCAACTGAACGTAATTATAGACAATCATTTAACACCTAAAGATATGAACAAGACATTTGGACTCAAGAGTGACTTCGCCTTCGTCAAGGAGGATGCAAGTCGTGTTATCATCGGCTACGGTTTGACTCCGGACGCTGACGGCATACATGCCACCTGGAAAGAGATCGACTTCTACAAGAAAAACGGCAAGCCTTCACTGGCTCAGATCAAGGAAGCCGTCAAGGCCGACATCAATGCCGCCACCGATGAGCGTATCATCAAGGGCTTCGTCTGGAACGGCATCAACGTATGGCTGTCCAAGGAGAACCAGGACAACTTCGGTGTAGCACAGCGCGTAGCTGTCTCCAACCCCGAGGCTATCCTGCCCGTAACCTTCAAGCTGGGCGAAGATGAAAACGGTGATCCCGTCTATCACACCTTCCAGGACGCTGAGGAACTCACCGACTTCTACCTCCAGGCAGTAGCCTATGTCAACGCACAGCTCGTCGCCGGTTGGGCCGAGAAGGACTCCATCGACTGGTCTCCCTACGATCCCAACGCCGAGGCTCCCAAGAAGAAAACCACCAAAAAGTAAGGCACTATGGCAACAGTAAAAGGTCAAAATCTCAGACTGTTCATCGCCGGTGTGGTTGTCGCTGCCAGCAAGCAGTGTGATCTCAACGTCCGCCTGGACGTGCAGGAGAACAGCACCAAGGATGACACTGGAGACTGGGCCTCCCAGATGGTTGCCCGCGTCTCCTGGGAGCTGCGTGCCAACGGTGTCGTCACTGTTGACCCCACCCGTAACGATGCAGCCTCTCTGGTAGACCGTATCGGCGACACCGTCCAGGTCCAGCTGGCACTGGCCTCCGGAGAACAGAACAGCGTCAAGGGTGAGATCCTTCTCACCGGTGAGGCAATCATCAGCGACGTGCAGATCACTGCCGCCAACCGTGAGGACAGCGTTTATCAGGTAACCTTGACAGGACAGAGCAACATGCTCTTCCCGCTCAAGACTCTCGTCTCAGCCGATCCCTACAGGCTTGTCACAGCTGACAACAAGTATTTCATAGTTGACGCCGACTGATGAAAAAGACAGTAGCCATAATCAACTTCAACACCCCCGAGCTCACCGAGGCGGCAATCCTCTCCCTGCGTAAGCAGTGCGCAGAGGATTATGCCGTCGTGGTCTTCGATAACAGCGATCAGCGTCCCTTCACCAAGAAGATGAAGGGCGTCCGTCGTATCGACAACACCAAGCAGCAGATCATTAACTTCGACGAGGAGTTGGCCAAGTACCCTGACAAGCAGATGGAGTACAATCGCATCGCCAACTTCGCCAGCGTCAAGCACATGATGACCGTCCAGAAACTCTGGGAACTTATCCCCCAGGGCTTCATCCTCCTGGAGTCCGATGTCCTCCTCCGCAGGGACATCGGCTTCCTCTGGGATGAGAAGTACGCCGCCTGCGGCAAGGTCCAGTGGTTCAAGGGCAAGCGCATAGAGCGTGACCGCCTGATCCCGTTCCTCTGCTACCTCAACGTCCCGCTGCTGGTGGCCAATGGAGCCCGCTACTACGACCCCAAGCGCAGCTGGGGCCTCATGAAGGATGACACCAACCCCTGCAACTGGTACGACACCGGAGCGTGCCTCCTGGAAGACATCATCAAGACCAAGCCGCAGCTGGTAGTCCGGATCTACAACAACCTGGACAACTGCTTCGTCCACTTCGCCAACGCCTCCTGGAGACGTAACGACAAGGAGTCCCACCTCCAGTGGCTCCAGCAACACAAAGACCTATGGCAAGATACTCAGTCCTGACATACATCTTCGCAGGCTATGAGATAGTCCAGGAGATTGAGAAGAAAGATCCGGAGGCCGAGTACATCCTCGTCACCGATGATCCTAACCTCAAGAGCGACACCTGGACCGTCATTCTGGATCAGAGCAAGGGCCGCTCCACCTTCGGCAAGTGCTATGAGGTCCGCCACCACCCCTTCCGTTATGTCAACACCGACATAGTGGTACGTGTTGACGGCAGCATCAAGATCCTCAAGTCACTCAAGCCCCTCATCGACGAGTTCGAGCGTGGCCGGTATGACCGATGCCTTATGATACACCCCCGCCGCAACACCCTGCCCGAGGAGTATGACGTATGGGTCAACTGCCGCCGCTACCCCCGCTCTCAGGCCGTCCGCTGCCTCACCGCCATGCGCCAGCAAGGCTATGACATGAAGTACCGCGGCCTCTACCAGGGCTGCTTCGAGATCCTGCGTAACAACCCGGTCAATAACGCCATCAATGACCAGACCTTCGGCACCCTGTGTCTCCTGGGCGAGCATGGCAAGATCGAGCGTCTGGATCAGACCGTCTGGAGTTTCATCATCAACCGGTACTACTCAGACCGCCTCAAGGTCATGCCGGTATCAGAGTCCATCATCACCCGGTCTCCTTACATGCAGTGGCGCAAACACCACTCCACCATACCGGTCCCCGATGTCCAGGAAAAGATCCAGCCGTACCTCTTTGACCAGCCCTGTAAGATCTGGAGTAAACCCTCAGGCAGTAAATAACCGATAATAGATAACCATTTGAAATATGGATGCAAACAAAACCGAAATCAGAACCCTGGAGTGCAAGCTGTCCGTACGAGAAGCTGCACCCGATGCGCAGGGCGAGTCTCGCACCATCACCGGCACAGCCATCGTGTTCGATGCTGAGAGCGAGGTCCTTGACGACTGGGGCTACCGCTTCAGAGAAGTCATAAAGCCCGAAGCATGTACCATGGAGTTCCTGAACTCGCAAGACATCAAGATGAACATGCTGCATGACCGTGACCTGACCCTCGCCCGCTGCAATAAGGGCCAGGGCTCCATGCGTCTGAGCGTGGACGAGAAAGGTGTCAACTTCGAGTTCGAGGCTCCTAAGTGTGACATCGGCGACCGCTGTCTGGAGATGGTGCGTCGTGGCGACTACTCAGGCTGTTCCTTCGAGTTCTATCCGGAGGAATATGACGTCGAAGAGCGTGATGGCGGCAAGGACGTCAAGATCATACACCGCAAGTTCCGTGCACTCACCGCACTGACCATCGGCATGGACCCCGCATACAAGCAGACCACCGTCAATGCCCGCGAGCTCTGGGAGAATACCCCGGGCGGCAAGGCAGCCAAGGAGGCCGCTGACCGTGAGGCCGCAGCCAAGCGTGAGAAGGAAGAGCAGGAACGCCAGGAAGCCATGAAGCGTGAGACGGCCCGCCGCCTCCGTGTCATGACAGATCACAACGCCAATCTGTTTGAACAAATTCAATAACCACTTTAAACTGTTTAAAGAATGAAAAAAAAGACTTTTGCAGAACTCCGTGAGCAGAGATATGCTGCTAACGAGAAGCTGGGCGACCTCTATCTGAAAGCCCAGAACCGTGAGTTGACAGACGACGAGAAGATCCAGGAGATGAACCTCTCCCGTGAGATCCGTCAGTGTGAGGACGCTATGCGTGCTCTTAACCTCGAGGCCGATAATGCCAGAGTTACCGCTCAGCGCGAGGCAGCCAGCAAGGGCGTCTACTTCCGTGAGATCCTCGCTGGCCTGCGCCAGGGCAAGGGCGACCGCGAGATCACTCTCGCTCCTCCTACCGAGCACGCCACCCAGAACATCGAGGCATCAGGTGCCATCTACCTGACCGTCAACGACCTCATCCCCACACTGCATGAGGGTCTCGGCCTCCCCGTAGGTCTGGAGGTCATCACCGGTGTAACCGGCGACGAAGTATGGCCCGTCAGCATCAACGATGTTGAGATGGAGGAGACCGGTGAGGTTTCAACCCTGAACGACCAGGTACTTGACTTCGCCAAGATCAACCCCACTGTTCGCCGTATTGGTCTGACTGTTCCGGTTAGCAACATGGCCATCGACAACGCAGCCTTCGACCTGATGGCTTTCGTACAGGCCAAGTTCACCATCGCCCTCAAGAAGTACTTCGCTAAGAAGATCTACTCACAGGCCAACTGGTCTGGTAACAAGGGCCCGTTCTCAGGTGCAACTCCCACCAACATCGAGCTGGGCACCGATGCATACAAGAACATCCTCAAGGCTGTTGCTGACTTCAGCGACAAGGGCTTCTTCGAGGGCAACGTCTGCATCGCCATGGACCGTGCCACCGAGGCAGAGCTCAAGGCAACTCCCAAGATCGCCGGTGCTGCTGGCGGCTTCGTGATCGAGAACGGCAAGTGCGCCGGTTACGACTACGTAGTAAGCCACTTCGTAAACACTGAGCTCGACTCAGTAGGTCGTCTGGTTCCCACCTCCGACAAGTTCATCGAGATCGGCTACTGGGAGTTCTTCGCACTCCAGCTCCACGGCAACGCACGTCTCACCATTGACGCCATCTCACAGGCAGTGGCTAAGAAGAACATCACAGCCATCACCCTGAACCTGGCCTGCTCAATGACAGACCTCAGCACCTACATCAACGGTGCCAACAACGCCAGCCAGGCCTTCGGTCTGTTCAAGGTAGTTGAGGCCAGCCCCACAACTGCGTAAGCCCTCTCATCAGACCTATCGGGATTTCATAGTTCCCGCCGCCGGTGAGGACGCTGAGGTAATAGCCAGCGCACCGGCGGTTCCCGATGGTCTCTACGTTCACTGAATTATCAACCCGTCGCAGCAGTACAATGAGCCTGATAACCGACAAAGTGTTCTACAACGCCCTGGCAGCAAGCACAGATCTGGCCGCCTATGTAGATGAGCGCATCTACAACACCAGCATCGCTGTCCCGGATGAGGACCTCCTCAACGAGCCCGTCCCCTACGTCATCATCACCTTCGATGGTATGCAGAACGAGGGCTACACCAAGGACAACTCCTTTGAGGGTGACACCGACAAGGTGCAGATAGGCATCGAGATCACCGCCGCTGACCGTGAGACGCTGGGCACCATCGCAGACCTTGTCCGCTCCACTGTGATAGCCTACTTTGAGGCCACCGAGGGTCATGCCATAGATGACTATGACCTGGTCCCCCAGGACTACAACCTCACCGCCGGTCCTATCCAGTACGACCCCGTCAAGCCCTGCTTCTTCCAGACTCTGACCTACAACTGCGACACCAACCCGTAAGATATTATGGCAACAATTAAAGGACAGAACCTTCGAGTTATGGTTGGCGGCAAGTGCATAGCCATGGCCACCAGCTGCACCTTCCATGTATCTGCTGCTCTCTCTGACAGCAGCACCAAGGATGACGCTGACGACTTCGCTCGTCAGGAGGTCACAGGCCTCAGCTGGGATGCACAGACCGACTCTCTGGTAACTCTGACCGATAACGGCTCCAACGGTGAGCTGGCCACCGATCTGCTGTCACTGATCATCAACAAGACTCCTGTGACACTGACTTTTGACCAGACCGCTGGAACCAACAACCGCGTAGGCCAGAACTCAGCCATCAAGAAGTCCGGCACAGCCTATCTGACCGACTTCTCAATCTCGGCTCCCAACCGTCAGAACTCAACCATCTCCTGCCAGTTCACTGGCTCGGGACCGCTCTCATAAACTGGGAAAACTTTTGCCGGAGCCCCGCAGCGCAAGCTACGGGGTTTCATTTACTAACAACCAACATCAGGAACTATGAACATCAAAACCATCACCATCTGCGGCAAAGAGGTAGAGCTGCTCTACTGCGCCGCCACCGAGACCGGCTATGAGTCCATCTCTGGCCGATCCTGCGAGGTCTTCATCCCGGAGATCACTCAAGACAAGAAAGGCAACACCAAGCCGCTCATGCACGCTACCACACGTGACTACATCCAGCTGGCCGTCGCTGCCATCATCGCAGCCTCCACCTTCCGTGGTCAGGAAGCACCCGTCACCGCTAATGACATCCTCTACAGTGCCTCCTCCAAGGAAGTCACAAACCTCATCACCGCCGTTATCGAACTCCGCAACGCCTGGTATCTCATGCCATCCGTCGTCCAAAAAGATAATGGTGATGCACCGGATCAGCCCGAAGACAAGGATCAGGAGGAAAAACCAAAAAACTGATAACCGCCCATGAGCGATACCAATACCTTGTGGGCGAAATAGGCATCCCTCGCCGTGAGTACCTCTATGAGCTCGCCTACTGGGAGATCGTGCTCATAGTACGTGGCTATAGCCGCCGCAACCGAGAGATGTGGAGTGCCGTCCGCTGGCAGACTTACAACCTCATGTATGTCTCCATGGCCGACATGAAGAAAGCAGGCATCCTCCGGCCTGCCGACCTTCTCCCGTTCCCGTGGGAGAAGAATGACATCGACCGCGGTGACCTACCCAGCGATGAGGAGATAGAACGTATGCGCCAGCTCATGCGTGAGGAGAATGAGGCCCGGGGAATGTAAACCCCAGGCCTCTATTTCTCTGATTTACAGTAGGTGTAATATACCCAATTCTATGTTCGGACTTGAAGTAAATGACGCAGCCGTAGTAGAGCAGAAGCAGATCCTTGACCAGCTCCTCTCCACCAATCCCAAGACCCAGAAGGCCTTGCAGCAGCTCATACATCAGGTCATCCTTGAGGCCCGTGCCCAGGTAGTCAGCAGCATCCAGTTCAAGAACGGTGATCCTCATCAGAGCCGTCGTGCTGTCCGCTCCACTGTCTATAAGCGCATCCTGGGAGGTAACATCAACATCCTCAACTCCCGTAAGGCGCACGGCACACAGGCCTACCAGTACCAGCGCACACTTCGTCAGGGCCAGCGTGGCGGCAACCGCGTCAAGCCAACCCTCCGCACCCTCCAGATGCAGAGCTATGCACCCCAGGACCGTGGCTTCATCCTACGCTGGGTCAACGAAGGTGTCCCGGGTCCCCGTCAGGCCGGAACCCGTGGAGGCCACCTCAGCGGCAACCGCGGCTCCATCGCCGCCCAGCCCTTCTTCCGCAGTTATGGCGAGCGTGCCCTGGAACGTGCCGCCGAGCATCTGGGCACCCTCATCGACTCTGAACTTGAAAAGATATTGAATAAAACAAAATAACCTATGGCAGATACACTACTTAGACTTCGCGTCGACAATAAGGAATACGACGACAAGCTCAAGCGGGCCACCGAGGGACTGCAACGCTATGTCGATGGATGTCGCCAGGCCGGAGGCACACTGGAGCACCTCGATGACGGTGTCCTGGACTTCGTCAAGGGCCTGGGTGAGATGGACACCTTAGCCAAGGGCGGCACACAGTCCCTGCGTGAGATGACCAAGTCCATCACAGACCTCACCCTCAAGTACAACTCACTCACAGACTCTGAGAAACAGAGTCCCTTCGGTGTAGCACTCTCCAAGAGCATCGACCAGCTCACCGAGCGTGCTGGTGTAGTCCGTGACGCCATGGCCGACGTCCAGGCAGCCATCAACCATGCTGCATCCGACACCCGCGTCTTCGACCAGATCTCCGGAACCGTCAGCCTGGCCACCTCAACCTTCCAGACCTTCCAGGGAGCCGCCAAGCTCCTGGGCGTAGAGCTGGGTGACAATGTCGAGGTAATAGCTAAGCTGCAAGCCGCTATGGCCGTCACCAACGGACTCACTCAGATCCAGAACGCACTCCAGAAACAGAGTGCCGTCATGCAGGGTGTCGCAGCACTCCAGACCAAGGCCAACGCAGCAGCACAGGCTCTGCTGGCCAAGAACACCGTCGCTGCCACTGCTGCCGGTGAGGCCTTCAACGCCGTGGCCCGCATGAACCCTTATGTCCTGATCGCCTCTGCTGTCATCGCTGCCGGTACTGCCCTGGTGGCTTTCACTCGCCACTCCAAGGAGGCCACTGAAGCCGAGAAACAGCAAGCCGAGGAAACTGAGCGTCTCCGTAAGAAGCAAGAAGAACTCCAAAACGCCATAGGCCGTCATGTAGGTGATGTCGAGGCTAAATACCGCTCCCTTCAGCATGAATGGAGCCGCCTCACCACTGTGGCCGAGAAGACAGACTTTGTCAACCAGCAAGCCAAAGCCTTCCAGGATCTGGGCCTCAACGTCAAGACCGTCACCGATGCCGAGCAGGCACTGGTCGATAAGGCTCCGGAGGTCATAGCAGCTCTCAAAGCCGTAGCACAGGCCGAGGCCTACTCAGATCTCTACAAGCAGGCCATCCAGAAGCGTGCCACCGAGTGGGACAACCGCATCCGTGGAGTAGAGACCGGCGATGACTATGTACGTGAGACTGTCAACCCGCGTAAGTCATGGGCTGTAATCCCTGAAGAGTGGCAGGCTGCCGGGCTGAAATATGGAGACTATCAGTCAGAGACCATCCAACTCATGAACTCCCAGTCCACACGCTTCCGCCTCACCAAGGAAGGTGTAGACAAAATCAACCAGTACCGTGCAGATCAGGCTGCTGCCCTCAACAAAAAACTGGAGCAGCAGTACAATGACGAAGTCCAGTTCTATGAGAACAAATGGACCGAAGCCGAGAACATGGTCATCGAGGCCCGCTCAAAGATACCTGCACGCATCCTTGGAGGAGGTGGTGATACTACTCAGATCTTCCCCATGGGCTCGCTGCCACAACTCACTCAGCAGCTCAAGGATCTCCAGGCTGCACAGTCACAGGCCCTCAATCCACGTCAGTGGGCGCAGTACCAGGAGCAGATCCAGCAGACCCAGTACCAGATAGACGTCTTCAAGGGTAAGTGGCAGGAAGGTCTTCAGGCTATCTTCACCCTCAATGACTCTGAGCTGCTCGACAAAGTCCGCCAGGTGCAGGACATCATCGTCGATGAGAAGGCCATGACCGTCACGGTCAACACTGCCGAAGCCTACAACCAGCTCCGTGCCCTGACCGGCAACATAGAGAACACCACTGTGCAGTTCCACCTCAAGCCTGATCTCCAGCGTGACTTCCAGCGTGGCCTCAGCATCACCACCAATGCTGGAATGAACGCCTACATCAATCAGATCAAGCAGCAGATCGACCAGGCTGATCTGGGCTCCGACCTCTACAACGGGCTCACCAGCAAGCTGGCCGATGCAACTATGCTTCAGAACCTCGTCAAGGAGTCTCTGAGTGTAGGCCTTGGTACCGCTCTCTTTGACATAGCCGATGAGGCTGGTCAGGACTTCTGGGACCGCATAATGAGTCCCGAAGGTGTCGAGAACGCTGACTGGCAAGCCATCGCTGATGCTATCAATCAGAAGCGCAAAGAGCTCGGACTCGACGCCATCACAATAGATGTCAACACCGGAGCTGTCTCATCATCCAGCAAGAAAAAAGAGTCAAATGAGTCGGAGCTACTTGATACCAGCAAGAACCTGGTGAGCGGTTTGGCTCAGGTGACAAATGGTCTCGACCAGATGGGAGTGAAAGTCTCAGACGGAACCAAGGAGTTTATTCAGACAGCACAGGGAGCCATGAGCGTCATCGAAGGCGTTAAGACAGTAGCCGAGATCATCACCGGTTCAACTGCCAGCTCTCTCGTCTCTACCGGCATAACTCTCGTCCAGGCACTTATAGCTAACACCACAGCTCTGTTCTCGAACACCGCCGCCACTACTGCCGCATCTGTCACCGAGGGTGCAGACATGGCTATGGATGTCGTCAAGGTGGGAGCTATGATCATGATGGCTGCTCATGGAGGCATCGTGCCGCGTGCTGCTTCCGGATATACCGTACCTGGAACCCACTACTCCGGTGACGTCACGCCAGTCTTAGCCAATGCCGGTGAAGTGATCCTCAACCGGGCACAACAAGGCAATCTGGCCAGCCAGCTGCAAGATGGTGATGGTAACTCAGAAGGAGGATATGCAAGACCGTTTGTAACTGGACAGGACATCTTCCTCGGTATCAACAACTACCTGAGAGGAGCTGGCTATGGTGAATTGATAACAACCAAAACTCTTCGTCAGAGAGGCATCATGTAAATAATAAACCTATGGCTTTTTATAAACGATACAGAATACCTTTTCAGTCCCAAGAAGGGACTCAATACATGCTCTACATATATGAGCAGACTTCTGGATCTGTCACCACTTTGACCGGTGCCGACAATCCCTTTGAGACATCCGAGAAGTACGATGATGATTTTCTGACACCCATCCGTGAACAGACAGGGTACATTCGCGTCATAGACGAGACTGACTCTGGAAACCTCATGGAGACTCTCATGCCTACTAACAACCTCTCCAAGATGGTAAAACTATACACCGGTTCCTGGAGTGGAGGTAGTTTCACAGACTCAACATGCGTCTGGAGAGGCTTCATGTGTGCCAACGCCTTCACTCAGAGTTGGGACAAACAGAAGAAGGTTGTAGAGTTCCCGGTCAAATCCATCCTTGGTGTAGCGCAGGATCTCTATTTGCCATCAACTGCTGCTGGTGCCATCAAATCCTTTGCCTATCTACTGGATCTGTTATTTACCGAGATGAATAATGTTCTGGCCCCGAGCTCGGTTACTGTCATATCCAGTCTCTACCATAGCAACGAAGATCTCTTCCTGGTTGACATCCAGTTCCCCGTGTTTTTTGAGCAGGAGGAAATTGACAACCAAGGCGACAGCACTGTTGAGCTAATAGGACAGACCTACTATGAAGCCATCTCGTCAGTTCTCAAAATGTACGGCTTCATGATGCGTGAAGATGGTGAGAAGATCTACATAGCACAATATGACGAGATTACAACAGCAAGCGGAAATCAGACTCTCTGGACCGCTCTCTACCCCTGGGCTTATGTACATACTATGGCTCACAGCGACACACCTATATCTCCTTCTGTCGCTGCTTTAGTTACATTTCCTAATCTTCTCGATAACTTCACCTTTAAAGGCCGCAACAACAT